GAGAATTCTCCAATAATGTAATCAAAAGGGCCGTCGCCACCATGACCAATGCAATGGCCAGGATACAAGGCATGCCTGGCAAGCCCACAAGGGCCAATCGTAGCGTGATTGTCTGCTAACCATTTCTTGTCGAAAGGCTTTTCTGACCGTCCTTTTCTATCCCAAACAATAGAAAAGAAAAGAGCAGGATCAATAGAATCTCCATACTCGTTTCTGATTTCATAATCTTTTTCTTCCACCCTGTAATGAATGTGGCTCCATATATCGCCCCAATTGTGTAAATCTTTTTCGGGGTACACGTGCAAGCCAAAGCACCATCCTGCCGAGCTTTTGCCAAGGTGCAAGGGCTCTTCCGGCTCTTTGCCGCAATGCTCGCAAGCAGGAGCATGCAAGAAATAGTTAGTGCCCATTATTTCACTTCCTCCACAAGCTTGTTCCACATCCATTGCTCCTTAGTATCAGGGCGCATCAGCTCGTAGCCTTCGTGGTCGACAATGCTATCACCAGCGCTGTCCACATGCCCTTCCATGGAAAGCCTCCAGAGGCCCTTGCAAGAGCCTTCTGCATCAAAGATGGCAATGGTATCTTCCCGGTCTTCCATGGCCAGTCTGGTGTGGAACAGAAGCTCTTTAAGACTCGTTGCTTGGTAGCAGCCCTTCGTTGCAGAGAAGTAGGGGCCATTGTCTTGAAAGGTGCGGACGGTCGCTCTTGCGTTGGAGCGCATAGTGGTTTTCATGGTTCAGAAGGGTTCGTAAAGGGGCTCGTCGTTTTCTTTGTCACTTGGCAGCTCCTTGATGATGAACGAGGTGCCAGCAGCTTCGTAGATGGTCTTTAACTGATCACGCTCTTCAATGGTGAGGGCATAATCTTCGTAGCCATCTTCAGAAGCAAAATAAAACACTGAACGAATCATTGGTCTTCTCCGATAATGCGAAAATCAGGATCATTTGTTTTCTTTATCCATCGACATTGATTGAACTGCGGCAGCACGATGAAAAGCTTGTCGTGATGATTTTGTTCAACAATGGCAGTGGTAATGGTGGTGCCGATGCGGCTACGGCCTCTGTTGCTGATGGCCAGGATGTTGATTGCGTCTTGCATGGTGAAGCTGGTTAAGAAGGGCTTGTCTGCGGGCTCTAGCGGCCCTGAGGGCTTGCGGCTTAAGCCTCCGCTTGGGAGGCTTGCCGCTGTTGTGCTGGTGATTAGGCACCTGCATGATTAAACACTGGTCGTATCCAGTGGCGATTGGCGGGGAAGCACTGTTGCATTTCTTTTTGCCAGAGCAGGGCTTCTTCGTGCTCTGGGCCGGTAAAGCCACACTGGCGGATGGTGCCGTCAGGGGTTTGCTCGAAGAGACGGAAGAGAACGACGGTTTGCATGGTCTTGAGAACGGGGAAGTGAGCTTCGCGGCTCGTTGAAAGAACAATAGAACGGAAGAGGCCCCTGGGAAGGGGCCTGTAACAATGCTTCACACTTTGGCCTTGACGCGACGCTTCACTTGGCTGCGCTCGACATAGGGAGCAGGATCCACCCAGCCCTTTCTGCGGAAGACGCTATTAGTGGAGGTTTCCATCCGCTCACCGTCGTCAAAGGTGATGACGATGGTCCAACAGGTGGGAGTGCGCAGTTCGGTGCCATCAGGAGCGCAGGTGATGCTCCAGCCACATTCTTGGTCGGTGATTTCAATGGAAGCAATGGAATGCCAGCCAACCACTTTGGTACTCATCACTCCTGTAGCCTCAAGGATGGCCAGTTCATCACCCACTTGCAAAGAATGACCAATGGCTTCGCGCTGGCGCTTAAGGGCATGAGCCCAGTCTTGAAATTCCTTATGGGCCTTCTTGGTGTGGCGCACGCCGTGGCCATCACAGCCGTAGCAAACGCTGCCATGGAGCTGGTTGTAGCTGTGCTCGCCAGAGCCGCCGCAACGTCCGCACACTTGCAGGGGAAAGCCGTAGCGATCAACAGATGGGAAGGAATCAAGGGTGATGGTCATGAGAGGAGGCATCGCTGCCCGACTGAGAGAACAATACGACAAAAAGGGGCTATTGCCAGCCCCTGAACGATCACTGTTGCTTATCGTCACAATCAGCGCCGCTGATCACAAATGCCAGCAAGCATCTCGCCCACATAAGCCTGAACAGCGCGAAGCTGATCAAAGGCGTCGTCGCGTTCAGCACGAGCTTGGTAGTAAGCGCCAGGGGCTTGCGGATAAAAATCCCTTCCGTTCAGTTCCGCCTTCGCCAGGGCGTCAATGGCCTTGTCAATGGCATCGTAAGCAGCGGCGTAGCCGTCGCGCAGGTCAGTGAAGCCGGTGCCGTTGAGATGGACAGTAGGAACGGTTGCCATGGGAGGAAAGGAAAGGGCGTCGCCGCCGGACAAAGGAACAATACAGGCAAGAGGGGCCGAGGCCCCCTGCTTGTCACAAAGCTTCACAAACGGCGTCGATCAGCTTCTTCTGCGCCACTCGCTTGCCATTGACTTTCCAAAGCGTGGTGCTGCTCCAGCGACCACGGCCCATGCACCGAGGCACAATCCAGCAGCTTATTTCCTTCCCATTGAACTCTCCAGAAGCAAAGCCTCCGGCGCCGCTTCCATTGCGGCAGCTTTGAGAAAATGCCTGATCATAAAGCTTGCCAGTGAAAACAGTGGCGTCAGAAACAATGAATAGAGCGTCCATGGTGATCAACCGTTGATGATGTTGTTGAAATACTGTTCAGCTTCCCACTTGTTGTTGAAAATGGCGTAGCTGGTGTAGTGGAGCTGAAGGTCAGTAATGCGCTCCCATCCATAAGCTTCCCATTTGCAGCAGCCATTGGCGAGCATGATGCTTCTGACGCCATAGCCAGAGTGCTGGGCTTGCCGGTCGGCTTCTAGGCGAGCCTCGTAAGAGGGATAATGCTTCATGGTTCTGAGGAATGGTGGACCTCGCGGCCCGTTGCAAGTAATGTACAGGCAAGAGGGGCCTGGTCAGCCCCTCCGTAACAATTGTTTACAAACGGTTTGGGCTCTGCGTGCCCTGCACCACCATGAACGTTTTGGTGATAAACACGGCCTTGAGGCTTCTGGCTTGTCGTTCTAGGGCTTGCCTGTCAGGGTTGGAATCGAGCATGGCCCATGCCGTGCCCGACAGCGCCCAAAGGCTCCAAACGTTGTCGCGATCAAGAACTGCCACGATCAGAACACCAGCTCTTTGCCATTGCTCTTGATGCTCACCACACGCTCGCAATCAAACGAGCGCCAGGCGCCTTGGCCTTTGTTGCGGGCAATGGTGAAGTCGCGGCAGCGAACAATGCCGGGCTTCTTGAGAGCATAGCCAGTGCCCTTGATCTCGCAGGAGTCGAGAGGATTGAACTGCAGTTTGCGCAGGGTGCCATCAGCCTTGACGAACTGTACGGAGACGATTGCTGCGCCTGCGTCGCGGATGAAAGCTTTAACGGAAGCGGTTTTGTCCATGGGAGGGAAGATGAATGGTGAGGCTCGCGCCCCGTTGAAACTATGATTGCCCATCGAGAGCCTTTTGGGAAGCCCTCTGCCTATTAGCGTTGCTTATGGTGCAACTGTACTAGGGGCATGCGTGAGCCTGCAGTAGCGTTCGGGGTGGAGTGCCATGCATTTACGAAGGGCGATAGGGTCGTCTTGCTGCTGTACGGGTAGCGTGGCCAAGGCCATCAGGCTTGCGAGCGTGAGCAGCGGCAGCATGATGCTTTGCATGGTTAAGAGGCGATGCCTGCGCACGATAACGAGCGAGCCGGATCTCGCAAGAGCCCAGTTGCTTTTCGTTACGAAGCTGGCCAGGCCCAAAGAAAAAGGCGCTCCATGCGAAGCGCCCTTGGTTTCCTCCATTGTCCCTTAGGCCACCTTGGTGCCTACACCACCTGATAACAGACCGTTGCCAGGCCGCTACCAGGGTGAGCGATGCGAGCAAAAGCGCCATAGCTCAGGTCGAGAATCCTACCACCGTACCAAGGGCCTCTATCAGTCACCTTGACGATTACGCTCCGACCATTGCGCACCACTCTCAAGCGGGTGCCAAGCGGAAGCGATGGATGGGCGGTGATCATGGCTCGCGGGTTCATTGGTTGACCATTGGCCATTGTCTGGCCTGCAAAGCCATCGCCGTGACCATAGAAGCTGGCTTCGCCGCAGCGAGACTTAGCCTCCGCAGCAGCAGGCACCAGAGCGCCCAAAACAACGGAAGCTGAAAGAAGAAAACGAAAAAGCATCAGGAAAGAAAAAGAAGAAGTGAGACTACGGAGGGTCGCCCCTGCCAAGGTTTACCGTATCACAATTGTGAGGCTTGCTGCCGTGGCTGGTCGTGGTGCTATGATTTGCAAGCTTGAGTTGGTCCTGGCCGAAAGGCCCGTCGCTGACGCCGCAAGGGTGGACGCCGCTGAGCACTCTGGACTTTCCGCGAGGACTGTCCCTAGCATTGCATGGGCTAGTGAGAGGAGTGCTCCCCTTTGGGAGGGAGGCTGTGGCATCGGAAGCTCAAGCAAAGGAAGAAGGGCCGCAAGGCCCTTCTTTTTTGCCTATAGGAAGCCAGCTAGACTCGCAATAGAAAGCTGTCCAGTTTCTAATGACTGAACAAGAACGCGAGCGTGAGCGTTTGGCACGATGGCTGAGAAATGATCCAGAATATGACGACTGGACCTATGCCACAGAGCCCATCCCTGGTGATCATTCATGGGCAAAGAAAAAGGCTCCCGAAGGAGCCAGTGATCACGATGCGTCGTCCCAGTCGGGCTGAAGCTGGATGTCGTAGTGACTATGAGGGTAAAGCTCTTCTGCAATGATGCGAGCTTTTTCCCTGGTGGGAGCGAGGATAGACAATATATTCACATTGCCATCGTTTTTGATCGTCACCTCCCAGGGCATGCAAACAGGCAGGGAAATCATTTCCTCCCTTCCATTGCTTCCCAAGTCATTGCGGCAGCATAAGAAGTGAGGTAGGCCATGAGGTCGTCAGCAGTAGGGGCTTCGCTGATCACTGCCTCATGCTCCTGCAGGTGGCGCTTGTGTGCTGCCTTGAGAGAAAAATAGAGCGTTTCAATGGAGCGACTATGGCAAGCAGGCATCACTGACATGGCCTCTTCAAGCGTGATTAGCCATTCTTCAAGGCTTTTTACGGAGAATCCCCATGCAACGTGAGGGTTGCCAAAGTTCATGACGAGCTTGCCGTCAGTAGTGAAGGCAGTGGTTTCGCCAGATGATTCGGTTTTAATGCGGGAAGCCATGGAGGGAATGAGAAGGAACTTGCCCATCATCAAGGGCAGAGTGGGGCAGAGTCAAGGGGCAGAGTTATTAGTCTTGCTTATGGCCTTTGGCGGCTTCCAGCCAGTTGCAAGGAAATGCCCTTTACCAATGGGCTTCAGAAAAACGTGACGGCCTGCTCTGGCGATGATGCTTTGAAAAGCTTGTCGCTTGGTCTTGTCCAAGGGCATACCAGGCTCCATCAACCAGCTATAGGCCCAGTCGGCTAGTTCTTCGAGGTCTTCAATGGAGGATGTGCGAAGAGAATAATGACGGCCACGCTGTGCCACTTTCTGCCAGGCAGGATGCACGGGAGGGTTTTCGGCCACTAAATCTTCTGCTTCCTTCCGCAGCACTGGCGGAATGCAAATGGTGACCATGGGCGGGAGGGAGTCCATGATCAAAGTAAGGGGTCGGTGTAAGGGTCGAAGATGTCAGAAGGCTCTTCGCCAGTTTCCTCGAGCCTTTCCAGCACGGCCTGATTGATTTGCTGACGCATGGCTGCCCTGTAGTCGTCGTCCCCTCCAAAGCTTCCCACGTCTTCCATGAGCCTGACGGCTTGCGTGAGTTTGTTCATGTCGCAGGCAGTCAATACGGCTTCTTGGATGGCGCCATTGAGCATGTGCTGCTCGAGCCAGGTGCCATGCAGCTCCACCCACTTGCCAAGGGCCACAATGGCCATTGCCTTGAGAGCTTCGTCCCCATAGCGTTCTAGGCTTTTCTCGAGCAGGTCAGCAGCGTCAGGAGCAATGGCGAAGGTGGAAGGGTCGGTGAGCAATGGAAAAAGCCCTTCGTCAATTGCTGCTCGCTTGCTGGCTTTTGCTTCCTTTGCTTTACGAAGGAAGTTGCCCACAGAATCAAACGAAAAGTTCATCAAGACAAAGCAGTCCCATCAAGCGTAGCGATGCACGGGAGGGCCTGTCAAGCTAAGAAATAATTAACTTTCCTCTCCATCGTCCTGTTCGCTATTCGCGAATAGCAAAGGCTTGCTGGGGCCAGTGGGCTCTCCTTGTTCGTCGAAATAAGCCTCAGCATCAATGGCAGTGGCTCTAACTTCACTATTGCTTTCAGCTTCTTTTATTTTGCGAACTTCCTTGCTTAAATTATCAAGGAATGCTTTGTAGCCGCTCTTTTCTTCCGTTTGTGGCTTCACATCGAACAGGCCAATCAGCTTTGCTTGCTGCTCCAGACAGCTACGGGCAATGCCAAGGAAGCCGCTTTCGCCAGCACTTTCTTCCATACGCACAATGGTTTCGCCAGGGCCGTCAGGCCCTTCCTTGTAAGTGGTGACTTTCTTGCGCTTGCTGTGTTCAAAGCTTTCGAGGGCTTTGTCTTTGAGTTCGCCTTGTTCTTTGATTAGCCGTGCCCGCCAAGTGTCTTGGCTCTTAAGGATTTCAGCAGTCCATAAGTTGCGGTTGTGATGACGATCGGCGCTAACAGTTTCTTTGCTTAGCTTCAAGATGTCGGCAATTTGCCTGTTGCTTAAACTTGCCGCCAAAAGCTCCTGCACCATATACCGGCGCAATCCAGTGAGTTCTTTGGTGTAGGGAATCTTGCCCGGACCTGCTCCCACTCTGTCGCGAATGTGCTCAATTTGCTGAGGCGTCATTCCAGCTTCCAGAAGCACCTTCACGCCATATTTCAATTGCTGCTCCTTGTCCGGGAAGTCAATTTCAGGAAGGGGCATGGTCAATGGGCAGTAAAATCATTTTAAGGGCTTGTCGCCTTTGCCAAGCAAGCTTCTGGCGAACAATGCAGCAAAACGCTCTTGCTGCTCTGGCACCACTGCTGAAGGACTGTCGCTAATGGCTTTGCGCAACACATTTAGCTCTTTCCACTCCCTGTCAGAGAGCAATGGTAAAGGAATAAATGGGGCGCTCATCTGATGGTAGCAAGGTAAACAATGGAAAGGAAATAAGAGAGTCCTGCGATAAACAAGACTCCCGCAAGGCCGCTAATTACGCCAATGCGAATTTCATGCTCTCTTATCTTTTGATCAATAAGAGCCGTGACTTCCGCTTTGGTTAATGGTGCGGTCAAAATAGCTCCACTGGAGGAGTGTAAACAAGGCTTTCTTTGTAGCCTTTAATTTGATAGTCACCCATGTCATCAGCCAGTTTTTTGGCTTCTTTCAATTGGCGCTCTAGCATTTTAATGGCTTCACCATAGTCTTTTTCTGCTCTACGCTGCAGGCGAATGTTGCCATAGTTGCTTTTCTCTTGATCAATACCAAGGTCTTGCATGAGAGCAAAAATATCTTCGCGGCATTGCTGTTCCTTTTCGGACAATGCGCGTTGATTTGCTTTGATAGCTTCCATTTCTTTTAGGAGGCTAATTAGCTCTTCATTGTCCATCACAGACTGCCTCCGCTAATCGTTGCCACGACAAAGCCTCGGTCAATCAAGCTTTCGATTTCATCAAGGCTTCCTCTCCAATGGCGCTCGTTATTTTGATCACGAGCAGCGTAAAGGATTCTGCTGGGAGGCAGGGGACCTCTGTCGGGCCTGGAATAACCATGGTGCTGGTACACCTCGATCGTTGTTCCGTTGTGCTCGAGCAGAGGGAGCCTGTCTGGAGCGAGAGGAGCTGTGGGCATTGATCAAGAAGATTAACTACAGGCCGCTTGAACAAGCTCGCTGGGGCTCGCCTGCGCGAGCGGCCTTCCCACAATAGTCATTTTTCAGAAGAAGTCAATGGAAAGGAAATTAAAGCGCCATGAACAAGGTCGGCCTGGGGGCCTCCTGCGCGATGGCGCTTGCGAAGGATACTTGCATTCTCAATAACAGACGGTTATTAAGAATCCAACTAAATTTTCCTCCCCATTGATCTCCCTGGCCAGAAGCGCCGCAGGCACTGGAACGGGCTGGTGTCCCCAGGCGCGTAGATGCCGGAGAGCAGTCACGGGAGGATTGTAATACTTAAGTCAAGCAGGCTTGTGACAGTCATTTAATTGGCACAGTGATCGAGAGAAGGTTGACACAGGTGTACAATGAGCGAGCATCTCAACCAACCATGCCTGAACCTCGTTTGATCAAGCTTCCTCGTAACGGCCCGAAGCCCGGCCAGAGCACTGCCGCATGGCTCTATGGCAAAGACAAGAACTGCCAAGCTGAGCGTGATGCTGCCAAGTGGAAGGAGGGCAAGTGATGGGACCGTGGGAAGCCTTGGTCATTATTGTCCTTTTCATCTGCATCACCTATATCATCTATATCGTCGCCACTACTTAGAGAAAGCGACCAATGTCCTTATCAAGTCAAGGAAAACAAATTGTTCGCACATTTATGCTTGACAAAATGCGCGACATAACAACATTTGACCTGCACGAATTAGCTTTCAAGTATGAACTAGATTCGTTTGCAGTTGCTGAATGTTTTGACTATGAAGCTTGCAGGGTAGAAAAGTTTTTTAACTTTCCCCAGGATGGCCTACCTGATCCAATCAACCCTAATGGTTTTGACAACCTCCCCAAATCCACAAATGGAAAGGACTGATGACTGACCAACAACATCCAATCATCCCACCGTCAGAATTATTGCAGCTTTGGTTTGAGCAGCATGATGATTACAACAAAGGGATCAATGAACTACTGATTGAAGCTACCCAGTGGGGCGCCGATAAAGAGTTACTAGCTTGTGGAAATTACCTTAAGCAGTGCGCTGCGTGGGAAGAAGAAGATGTAATTGAGTTTTATAATTACCGCCGCCCCAAGCCGTCGAGCTTGAAGGAGCAGGCGCTAGCTCTGCTAAATAAAGCAGAAGACCCAAGTTGGGACATTAACGACTTTTCAATCGTCCGCCGCGCACTGGAGCAACTGCCCGAATGACTGACTTTCAAGCGCTGTGCACTGAGCTGCTGTGCAGCCTGGAACAGTATCCGGTGCAACCTCCCAGGGACCGCGACTTGATTGACCGCGTTCGCGCCGCCCTGGCCAAGCCCGAAGAGCAGAGGCCGACGGATGAAGAGTTAGTTGAACTCTTTAACGACAACGACTGGAATTACATCAGCCCAGAAACTTTCCTTAACATTGCTCGTTCTGTACTGGAGTTACGATGACTAACTACAACAGAGAAAATGAGTTTCTTCGGTTTCTTTCTGACAAAAAATTAAACCTGCCTCCATTTACTCCTTCTGAATCAAAATTTATATGGAACAGACAAGATTGTTGGGCAAGACATCCTGAAACTCAAAGATGGTGGTACTTGCCTGCTGATCGCCCTGGTCGGGAATGGGTGGAGTCACTGAAGACATGCTCAAGGATGGATCTGCTATGACTGACCGCACCCTCTCCCCCGCTGCGCAATCAGTCCTAGACGCCTATTGGAAGAGTCCATGGGATCCTTCCCTGCAGCACGAAGACCGTTACGCCATTGCCGCTGCCCTGCGAGCTGTTGCGGATAAGGTGGTGCCAGAGTTTTGGCACGAAGATGACGACATTTACGGTGAAACAATGCAAGACATCCGTAAGAAACTTTTTACCATCGCCGCCGAACTAGAAGGCGCCAATGACTGAACTCTCTCTCGCCGCACAAGCAATTCTCACTGCTCAGGCCAAGCAGCGATGTCTGAACGAATGGGATCACGTTAATGATCCTCCGTGCCACCCAAGCGACGATGACTGGAACGGATGTTATCAATGCATTGACCGCCGTGGACTTGCCGCTGCTTTGCGTGTCACCGCAGATCAGGTGTTTCCAACGATGCAGTCGCCTTGGGGTTCGACTCTTATCCCTGTCTTGACGTCCTGGGAAAGCCGAGCGAAACTTCTCGCCATTGCCACCGAGCTTGAAACTTAGTAACCAACATCTTTTCTATGTCTGCTCAACCACGGATCTTTACAGTTGACGAACTTGATGAGTTCTGCCTTTGGTGGTGGGGCTCAGATAATGATGAGCGTACAGTCACTGATGTAATCGAAAGCGGAAGCATGACTGCGTTTGCTGAAGCTTGTATTACCCGCTGGGGCAAGTAGTCCGATCAACTTATGAAAAACCATTTTGTTGACATCGCCAAAAGGTGGCATCTGTGCTGTTTCTAGCGTTCTGCCTCTATCAGGCTCTTTTTGGCCACACAGGCTATTGCTACCCGTAGGCAACAGGCAATCAACCGAACCTTTTTTGCTCCTTCCAGGAGCTTTTTTCTTGGGCAGCTTCTTCCGTAATTCCCGATGGGGAAGATTCTTTAGCCTTTAGCGCTTCAGCCCCTGTTTCTTCCCTAGAAGGCTCGTCCCAGGAAGGATTAGAAACTCCCCAAGAAGGATCGTGATCGGCCCAGATGATCTTCATTATTGACAATTATGCACTAGCCATAATTATAAGCCAGTCATAACCTCCTTAAAAGAATTCGTCATCAAGGGAGCTGTCGCTTTCTTTTGCTGGAGCAGCGGGAGAGTGATTGCTCTCGAAATCAAGGTCGGGCTCTTGGTACTCCCAGGAATGGTACACTCTCTGCTTTTCTCCATTGGGACCATTCTCAAAGCTGCTGGTGATCAAGCCTTGCCTTCTAGCCACTTCCAGCATTTTGCTCGTGCCAGCAATGTCAAATGCTCCAGCCATTGCTGCCGCTTGTTGTTTGGTGAAGCGCTCGTGCTTGCGCATGTTGATAGTGTTCACCACGCGATCCAGCTCTTCCAAGCTTCCGCCCAGAGGGCCAGCATATTCCCAGCCATAGTTCAATGCATCGCGGCGAAGCATGTGCTTGCCAGTGAGACCGCTTCTGCTCTTAAGCCATTCAAGATGAAACTGACTGCCGTCGAAATTATTTTCAGGCTTGGTAAGTTTCACCACTTCGCTAACATTATCAACAAAGCTTGTTGAGTCGCGAAGTCCTCCACTTTTGTTCAAATGGTGAAGAATGAGAATGGAACATTTGTAAGTGTTGGCAATATCACGCAGACCATAAATAACATCGCCAGCATTGCTTTTAATTAGATCCACGTCCATGCCCGCAAGGCACGCGGTGAGGGAGTCAATGGTGATAAACAATGGGCGATGCTTGCGAACGTAATCTTCCAACTGTCGCATGTGCGCAAAGCGCCAAGTCTCCCAGAATGCAATGGTGCCAGGGTCTAAGCCAGCATCTTCATAGCCGATCACGCCAAGCTTTTCACTGGTATCCACCAAGGGCTCATCACTTTGAATAATAAGGCTCTTGCCTTTCATGCAGCGCCGTCCAGACCATGGCGTGCCAAGGGCAATGTGCAACGCCCAGTTGTAGGCGACAGTGCTCTTGCCGGTGCCGCCAGAAGCTGCTAGTAGCATCACAGTGCCAAGCGGCATGATACCAGCAATCAGCCAGTCGCGAGCTTTGTCGGAGTTGGCAATCGTCAGAGCATCAATGGTTTCAATTTCTTCCCTGCCATATATGCGTCCTTTTGCTTCTTCAATGATCTTGTCAATGTTTTGCTGATTCATCTTCACTGCACGCTGCTCCAGCCATGAGCTGGTTTCGTAAGCAATGCGAGCATCATTGGCATAGAGGCCAACGAAATTTTCTACCGTGGAGATAATCTCCTCGTAAGAAGGCTTGCCGTCTTGATTCTTGTGGCGGCTCTTGGTGACAATGGAAGAAAGCAGTTCATCTTTCGTGGCGCCTTCTTCAATGTAATCAGCTAAGTCATAGCCATTTCCAGGCGGGAGATTGTCCCATTCCCACGAACGCGGATCGGCATACAGCCACGCTGCTCCAGGATTGTCATTGGCGATTTCCGCCATGAAGGCTACGCCTTGTTCATCCCTGTCGGGAGCCAAGACAATCTTCTGTCCCTTGAAAAGCTGGCTGTAGTCGCCGTTGGTGCGATATTGTTTCGATCCGCCAAGGAAGGTGACAGCAGGCAGGCCAATAGCCCAGCAGGCTTCGCAGGTGAGTTCACCTTCAACCACGATGATGGGCAAGCCAGTCTTCTGGCTCTCCTCAACGGCTTCCGAATATTTGTACGGCAAAATGCCGGCTTTCATCTCCTGCAGGAGCGCCTTCTGGTTGGTGGCATCCGATGGGATGGTGGGAAATTCTTGCCAGATGCGTTTTGAGCCGCTCGAATCGTCTCGATGCACCCGAACGATTTCTTCGCGCTGTTTGTTGTAGTAGGGGAAGTGATGCGAGCCAGTCTCCCTGTAGGGCTTTTCCCATCGCACCATTGGAGCCAGCACATTGCGGATGTCGGCCCTGTGAGCGGAGCTGGGGTCGTGCCAGCAGTTGTAGCCGCCTGTGGTCTTGTTCACCGTGAAGTCGTTGCCGCCGCATGCGGGGCAGACGAACTTGCCCTTCTCGTTGCTGGGCTCGAGTTGCTCGAGGAAGTCGAGGATGTTAAAGGCCATGCAGCATGGGAGGAATCAGACCATCATGCCATCGCGAGCCTGCTGTCGCAAGGCTTGTGGGCCATAAGAAAAGCTAATGACTGAAAGGGCTTGCAGGAGGGCTTTGTGGGCCTATGCTCGGGAAGCCCTCGACAAAACCATGCCCACCAGCCTTTATGAAGGCGGCAAGCGCCGCCGCCACCTTACCCTCTCTGATCAAGCCTATGCCCACCTTTCGGCCATTTCAAGCGCCGCCCAACTTAGCAAGTCCGAGGCCGTGGAGCGGATTCTTCGGGGCTTCAGCTTCTACGAGGCGGACATCCTTAAAGACGAAGTGTGGCCCAGCATCATCGACCATTCCATTCCCGGAGACCATGGAAACTAAAACTCTCTTTGTTTCGGAGATGATTCTCCTGCTGGAGCAATGCGTTGCAGAATTTGGCGACATGCCTGTTGGGGCGTATTCTGCTGAATACTGCTACGAACTGGGCAGAGCTGAAGACCTCATGAGCGTGTCTTTGCGAGTGATGAGTTCTTACGCAGGTTCATCAGCGGAGAACTTGCCTGGCATCGATCTCTCAAGCGATCGCTCTTCCACTCTCGACGACAAATTCCTCACCATCTTTTACAACGACAAATGAATGTTTCCGAACTGCGCGAAATCCTTGCCAAGGCTGAAGCCCAGCATGGCCCCGACATGCCCATTCTTCTCTGCTTTGAAGAAACGGCTATTGATGAGGGTTATGAAGAGGCTTCCACTGAAGGCATTAGCGATGTGCGAATTGTAGAAGATTGGCCTCTTCCTGGTACAAGCCTGACCACTTACGAAGGCGAAAAGCCCAAGAAGCTTGTCATTTTCTATGACAATCATTACAAGCTCGACTCGTCCATTGTTAAATGAACCACTCCTTCCTCTCCTACGACCCTGCTAGTTTTGCTTCCATGACTCTTCCCGTGACTGCCGTGAACGAAGCCTTGCTCACTGAGCGCATGCTTGGCCATTTTTCGCCCCTTGACATTTCTCCTGAAGCCTTTAAGAAAGCTTATGAGCTTCCCATTGGCGATCACGTTGAGAAGAACTACAAAGGGCTGTCCTACCTGTCTTGGCCTTTTGCCTTCCGCTACCTCAACGAACAATTTCCTGGCGTGTTCGTTGCCTTTGAAGAAAAGGAAGCTGGCTGGCCAGTATTTGGCCGAGATGGCTGCTGGCTGCTGCGTCCTTATTTGACGGACGGCATTAGACGCACTCCTGCGCTGGTGTTCCCCGTGATGGACAACAAGCACAACGCAGTGAAGGAGCTGGATGCTCGCCAAGTGAGCGACAACATCCAACGTGCCAGTGTTAAGTGCATTGCCACCTTCACCGGCCTTGGCCTCAAGCTTTATGCAGGTGAAGACATTCCTAAAGCCGATGAAGAAACAACGTCCAGGCTCCCGCTCCAACAGGAAAGCCCGAAGCCTGAAGCGCGGACTGTCGCGAAGGAACAAAAGGCTGCAGAGCCTGCTGCAGCATCTGGAGGCGATGGGACTTCTGCCTCTAATGGAGCCAGTGAGTTCGATGGCAAAGGAGCGCTTCTTAGCTTCTGCAAAGCCAATCCTCTCGGCAAAGCTGATGAGCGTGCAAGCCTGATGCTGGGCAAGAATGCGCTGCAGGCCCTTGGCTTGGCAAAAGGCGAAGACATTCAGGATGCTGAAATGTTTGCCAATGTCATCAGCACCATGGTCACTTCATGGACAAAGGAAGAAGGCATCAAGATTACAAAGGTGGCAATGGCAAAAGAAATTGATTGCCTGCGTGCCGCTTGTCTTGATGGAGCTGATGCTGCCATTGAATGGGTTAAGGCATATGTGGAGGGAAAAAAGTAGATAGAGCAGCAGCCAGGCTCGCAAGAAGTTTTGCGGGCCTGATTGCCTGCGACGAAGACGGAAATCCTCTCGATGAACGCCATGAATCATTCTCATCCCATCAACCCTCCATCATTGGCAATAATTAAAAAATGGATCATTGATAACGGACTTACTGTATCAATCGCAGAGGCGTCTGCCATCGCATCGCTAGCGTCTCGCCTTGGCGCTGACCAAGAGCTGGAAGCCTGTTGTAAGTGGCTTGACGAGTATCTTCTGGCACCTAAGGGAGCACAGCTCCGCGTCGCCCGCCGTCCTAAGAAACCAAGCCTAAGAGAGCAGGCGCTGCTTGCCATCGACACCGCTGTTGCTGATGGACGCTTGTCTTCCGAGGTGAGCGACTTAGTCCGCTGTGCCTTTGACAAACTGGAGACAATGCCCCGTGATTGACGCAGTCATCCAGGTTAGGGTTCAAGGGTTTGAATGGCCATCAGTGCTTGGCCACTACAGTTTGATGGGTCCAGTCAACAGGCTAGGCTCTTGGCGCTGGTATGAACGCAAGTTTGACGGGATGACTCAGCGCGTCAAAGTTAATCATCTTCTTGAGCCGATCGACCTAAGAGGATTTTGTGATGACTCGTTTTGATGAGCTGCAACATTGCCCTGAATGCGGCAGTCTCTGGCACGACCAGCCGATTCCAGAAGAAAGCCGTCATTTATTTGGCGGCTCCAAATGGTTCAGCCGCGTGATTCTCCTGTCGTCGTGGGAGACAGACCGTGGCTTTGCCTATCAATGCCCAGACTGCGGCACCACTTGGGACCGTAACACTGGCGCGATCATCGACCATCCCAAAGTAAGCCTTTCGTTTCCCCGACCATGAAAATCGTTCTCCTCTTCTTCTGCTTTTTGCCCATCGCTGCTGCAGCTTGCAATCAGCCCATCATCAAAAACGGCTCCTGCCCGCTTGGCTACTACAGCTCTGGCGGCTATTGCATTCCTAGTCGTTGACGGTACAGTGGCTTGTCTAGACCTTTGCCTGCAGGCCACTATGCTTTCTTTTGAACGCTTTGAACCAAGGCGCATCAGCCTCAATGGAAAAAGGCATGTTAAGCTTAAAGCTTTCAAGGAAGATATTTTGGCTGGTACTTACAACTTGACAGGTCAAAGGATTGGGATGTTGGTCGTACTAGAGCGTGCTCCAAGCCTTAAAGGTGCCTCCACTTGGATGTGTAAATGTGATTGCGGAACAATCAAAAGGATACGAGGCCAGTACCTGCGAAATGGCGACGCCGTTTCCTGTGGATGCTATGTCAGGACCATGAGAAAAACTCACGGGCGCAAGACGAGCAAAGAAGGCACAAGGGATCGTACGTATACGACCTTTACATCAATGAAGGGGCGTGTTTTAAATCCCAACAATCCTGCCTATTGCAACTACGGAAAAAGGGGAATAAAAATTTGCGATGAATGGATGGAGGGCGGGTTCTTGCGATTTCTTGCCGACATGGGAGAACGCCCACTGGGTACATCCTTAGATCGCATCGACACTGATGGTGATTACTGCCCAGAAAACTGCAAATGGTCGACTCCTATTGAGCAGGCACAGAACAGGCGCAATTCAAAATTATTATCTCTACAAAGTAGAACGCAAACTCTTGCTGCATGGGCCAGAGAATTAAACCTGAGCCGGCATGTGCTTGGCAAAAAATTGCAAAGTGGTACAATGCTCGAAGAAATACAAATGGAGTCTATTTCTGATAGAGCCGAAAAATGAGCAGCAAAATGCAGCGTTTTGAGCCAAACCGAATCAGTTTAAACAATCGCCGCCACTATCAGTGCTTAGGCTTTCCGAACGTGCCAGAAGGCATCGTCCTGCCCTCAGTGACCACCTTCCTTTCAGCCATGGCTCCTGTGGCCAAGGTGATGGCCCTAATTAACTGGCGCAAGCGTGTGGGAGCTGATGAAGCCAATCGCCGCACTCGTCTTGCAGCCAATCGTGGCACCTGGATGCACGGTGTGCTGGAAGATCATTTCGATGGGGAAGATATTGAGCACCACCTTGACAAAGCTCCCGACTGGCGTCCCTACTTTGAAGCAGTAGAGCCATTCCTGGAGGGCATTCAAGAGCCGCTGCTAGTGGAGAGTGCCGTGGCCTGGTATGACGCTGACCTTGGCATTGGCTATTCAGGCACGCTCGACATGGTGGCGCAAATGACCGGCGGCGCCATTGCTCTGGTCGATTGGAAGACCAGCTACAAGGAGAAACCTGACTACCAACTGGCCGACTACAAGCGGCAGCTAGGCGCCTATTCCATGGCAGTAGAGCAAATGTACCAGCAACCCATTGATGAGGCATGGTGCGTTATTGCCTGCTACGACCCCGAAAACGAAGAAAGCGAGCCGTCATTGCAGCTCGTCCACCTTGATGGCTTTGAACTGATCAACCAGCAGCGCATCACGGCAGACACTGTTAAGAGATATTTCAAAGACCACTACCCAGGAGGCAAGGCATTTGCGCTCACCATGGATAGGGGGTAAGATTGGCGGGCCCACAAAGGGCTCCATCACTCCTCAGGAGAAACACCATGGCTGGAAAGCCTCCAATCACTGCTGCTATCGACCTCACGGTTGACGTTCTGAAGGCCCTTAAGGAAGCAGGCCCCAACGAGCGCGGCAACTATTCTCTCGACATGGCTGTCTGGCCGAACGAGCGCAAGACTTCCGACCGTGCTCCTGGCTTCACTGGCTCTGTCAAGGTGAAAGGCCAGAAGGAAGGCGCCAAAGGCTATGCCAGTCTTTGGGACAATCGTGAAGGCGGCTCTGACGACCTTTTCTGAGCCATGAGCCTGCTCTACGACAAGGAAATTGCCAAGCTCGCAGAGCTGGACATCTTCCTTCCTTTCGTAGGCGAAAAGCGACGATCGCTTGACTGTGGAACCAAGGCCATCTCGTATGGCCTTTCCCAGGCAGGTTATGACATTCGCCTGTCGCCTGACCAGTTCCTGATTTTTGATGGGAAAGACTGCAAAGGGAAAAGCAAGCCAACGCTTGACCCTAAGCTCATGCCAATCACTGGCTATGAAGCTTGTCTGAATCATGGTCCCCATGGAAGTTGGTTCGTCCTGCCTCCCCATAGCTTTGGCCTTGGCGTGAGCCTGGAATTGATTTCCATGCCTCCGTCCATCATGGGGCTATGCGATGGAAAGTCCACCTACGCTCGCTGTGGCATCATCATCAACGTGACGCCCATTGAACCTGGCTGGGCCGGCCATCTCACCATGCACATTGCCAATCCCACGGCATTTCCCGCTCGCATCTATGCGAACGAAGGAATTGTGCAGGTGATGCTTTACCAGCTCGATGGTGCCGTGGAAGAGGCTTATTCCGGCCACTACCAGAACCAAGGGGCTAAAGTACAGCTAGCTGCCGTGTAGGCATTGAGCGCTCTTGAAGATCAGTTTCTCAGCCTTTGGCAAGCGCATTTCCCAAAGTTAATTCTTGAAAGAGAATTTTCTGATATTGATGCGTGGGAAAAAGATTTTCAAGAGCGCTATTCCCGCAGCAAACGATCGAAACGGTATCGCCTTGACTTTGCTCATCCCCTCTCTCGCACTGGCATCGAAATCCAAGGTGGCGTTTACAGTCGTGGCCGCCACGTCACTGGCTCTGGTTATGAGCGCGATTGCAAAAAATATAATCTCGCGTACACAAGCGGCTGGACGATCTTTCTTCTAACTTCTACCATGGCCAAAGACTCGACTTGGCTTTCTTTGATTGCTTCGCATATTGTTGCACAATCTCAGCGGCCTCGTTCATGAGCTCATCCGCTGCCCGTAAATCAAGCTCTTTCTTGGCTAGCGCCTGACGAAGTTGAATGTTTTCCAGCATCATGCTTTGCAGGGCCGTATTCATGGTGGACCACCCTTCAAGCAAATTCTTTGCTACTGGCTTCAACTGATCCAAGCTTGAGCATTCGTCAATGGCTCGTTTGTTTACTGTTAAAGCAAACTGACGCTCTGCTGAATGCTCGAACGGTCCCATAATGCCCCGCTTGATCTGACCATTGTAGACCATCTCCACTGGAATACAAAAGCTCATGCATTCGCCCTCCTTTGTTGTCTTTAGGCTAAAGCAACATGATGGTCGCAAGAGTTTTGTCAAGGCAGTGGATGATGGTAGGAATGCCGAAAAAGAAGGTTCGGACTGCCAGAAAGTCTTGCGCCCACTGAGCAGAAAGCATAGACTGCCGCAGTTGCCCAAGAACTATGCATGGACCATTGGAGAGCGAGTGGTACTGGTCACCCTCACAGGGGCTGGTATGGTGCCGACAAGCCTCTTCGGCATCTTCCAAGGTTTTGTTAAAAGCAATGGAAGAAAAGCGGCAGTGGTCGCCTGGGAGCGAAAGGATACTCTCGTCTCTAGTACAGTGGCAATTCAACGCATCCGCCCCATCGCCTTCATTCCTCAATGACTGTCTCTGACGACACGGCCACAAAGCTTGGACGCCTTGTTGGTTTAAGCATCAGCGCATTTTTGATCACTTGCCTGCGTGCATGGATGCTCAGCCTTTGCGCCGCCATTCTTTTCCCGACCTTTGCGCTCGGCTTTTGGCAATGGTGGCTCCTTGCTTTTACCTTCCGCCTGATGACTGGCACTGATCGCACCTCCAATGACTAATTTCCCTTCCATTGATCCCCTTAAAGACGGCAAGAGCCTCGTAGCTCTCATCGACTCCATGGGCAATAGTTTGTCCGTGGTAAATGATGCCCGTCAAAGCTTTGATAACAGAAAAGAGCAATGGGATGAGAAGGACGAAAAGCTTCTCAACTATCTTGCTCGTGAGCACCACACAAGCCCATTTCGTGGCGTGGTGTTTAAGTGGCAGGTGAAGGCGCCTTTATTTGTTGCTCGTCAATGGTGGAAGCACACTGTTGCCTCTACTTATGTTGACGATCAACTTGGCTGGAACGAAAAGAGCTTTCGCTATTGCTCAGCAGAAGATGCTCAGTTTTACATGCCTGACCAGTTCCTGGGACAAGCGGAGAGCAACCGTCAAGCGTCTGCAGGCCCCGTTAGCACCAGCGCACAGTCAAGGGCCAGGCTTTTCTACGTGCAGGGCGTAGCGACGGCCAAGGCGGCCTATGAGGAGCTGATTGCAATGGGAGTGAGCAAGGAGCAGGCTCGAGCTATTCTGCCTCCTGCCATGTACACCAGTTTTGTCTGGACATGCTCGCTGCAGGCTTTGCTGCATTTCATCAGCCTTCGCATTGGCAAGGGCGCTCAGTATGAAATCGTGGCCTATGCCGAGGCTTTGCTAGAGCTTGCTCGCCCCATCGCTCCTGAAGCCTTTGCGGCTTTTGAAACCAACAACTACCAATTCTGATCATGCACGATCCCGTGAACAGCCCGTCGCACTATGCCAGCGGCGCCATCGAAGCCATCGAAGCTATCGAAGCTTCCATGAGCGGAGAAGCCTTTAAGGGCATGCTCAAGGGCAACATTCTGAAATACATTTGGCGCTATGAAATGAAAAATGGCGCTCAAGACCTCAAAAAGGCTCAGTGGTACCTGGATCGCTTAATTGCCATGGTCGAGACAGAAGAAGTGAAGGCCAATGACACGGCGACGAAAGTGCTAGCCATCATGCGAGAAAGCCTGGGCTTAGAAGAAGAATGCACAGACGGCTTTTGTCCCATGCCCTCCGTCAGGCAAGGTCCTTCAGAACTATTCGAACCAATTAACTAGCAAGTTTTAATTGCGACAAAGGCGGCCACAGAGCCGCCTTTTGCTTTTCATCATGTACTGGCACGATTCGCTGCGTTTGCTCCATCCATTGCTCCCACTCTCCAATGTCTGTATGAGCACTGATGAAGCTATGAGCATGCACCCACGCAAGAAGCTTTTCTTCCCGCTCTGGCGTCCAAAACTTCTGTGGCCGCCACCATTCAAACACTGGCAGGCTCCCCTTGCTCGCATTGCAGGACAGGCAAGCAGGAGCGCTGTTCCATTTTGAAAAATGCGGACCGCCTTTGCTCTTGGGAACAATGTGGTCGATGGTCAGATTTTCCGTCCACTTGCCGCAATAGGCACAGGCACAGTGACCAAATGGGCCTCGCAGGAAGTAGTCTTCAAAAATACTTTTTCGGAAACGACGCTTAGCTTCTCCAGGGCGTAATTCACAAAGGGAATAAAGAAGAAAGTCGGCCTCATTTCCTTTCCCCATGGCGAAATAAGTTGTCTTGCCTTAAGCCTACCCAGAAAAACAACGGCGTGGGAATTGTTTAGAATGGACAAAAAGCTTGCACGCAATGAATGCCTGGCAGGAACAACTAGCGCATTTGGCCGTGAGCATTACTGCTGGCATGCTGCTCGCCACTGGTGGCATGATGATGAGTATTGGCCAGCAGCAAGTGAAGATCACCACGCAAGTG